CTTGACCATCTGACGGACTCATCGAGGAGTAAACATCAGAGAGGTCTGTTATGCCTACCGTTGCAGAAGCTCCTAGAGCCACGGTTTGACCAGCAACTGTAACGGAGCTGTTCGCTAGCGAACTATTAGGAATACTAGACAATCCTAGTGTAATTGTTCCAGAGCCTGTTATAGGAGACCCACTGTCTACATCTATACCATCGGTTCCGGCAATCGCAACACTTGTTACGCTACCTGCGCCACCCGTCGTAGGTGCCCACTCGCTTCCTGACCAACCAAGGACTTCACCCGTGCTAGGAGAAGTAGAAGATACGTTAGAAAGATCTCCTACAGCTATATCGATATTAGCAGTTCCGTCGAAGCTTTGCCCTGCTATGTTTCTAGCAGTTTGTAGCGCGGTTGCTGTAGATGCGTTACCAGTAAGATCACCAACAAAAGCTGTAGACGTAACAGAGGACAGCCCTGTGATGGTTGTATCCAGATTAAGAGTTACTGTATAGGCAGCTGTATCTGCTACAGCGGTTATATTAGCACCTCCTAATGTTCCGCCAAGCACATAGTTGGTTAATTGCCCAGGAGTAAGTCTATTATCTGAAGAAGAGTTAGCAACATGAAGGAAATCGTTAACATCATCTAATCCCCCAGTGGTACCACTCCTGGGGGTCATCGTTGGTACTGTTATGGTAGACATATTAGCTCGTTACGATGTAGTCTGAGCCAGAACCAGCATCCACTGTAGATACGTAGGTTTTAGCGATGATTGATGCTATCTCGTACTGAGATTGCGTGGATATTTGCAGATCATTACCAGGATCAAGATAAAAGTTTGCAGTACGTTTAGAGTACCTGCGGAATGATCCGCCTCCCACGAGGCCGATTGTTTTAATTCTGCCTAGCAGCTGAGATAGCTGATTCGCATATATTTCAAAATCTGGCTGACGGTAGTGAGCTTTCATAGTTGCAATAGCATGCAACAAGATAAGCTGAGGATTTACCGTAGCTGTGTCTGAGTCAGCGGAGAACGCGCTCATGCCGGCGTTATATTCTAGCCGGAATTTAGATGTGCTGTCGTTAGGGACTGGCCAAACTTCTATCTTAGCAGTTCCAGCATCATCAATAACATCCCATCTAACGGGATCCATTTGATTAAGAACGGGTAGATCGTTATGCCTATGAACCCCAATACCGATTTGTAGTTCATAGAATCTACCAGTTCCTTGCCTCTGGATAGATACGGTTAAAGGCTTATATGGATCACAGTCAGATGGAAAAGAATAGTAAGCGGTACCAGCAGTAGTGGTACCTGGTGTCGTGTCATTTACTTTCTTGGTGAGTAGATCACCAAACTCGTAAAATAGTTGGTCTTGAGCGCTTCTAAGAGCAGAGTTTAATATGTCTGTCTGCGCTATAGCCGCAGTTCCAGAAGCACTAAACCCCAGCCGTTGCGCTAGCTCTGTTCGTAGACTTAGAAGTGTTCTTGACATTCCTTTCTTTTGCCACTATTTCGTCAAGTTTGCTAGTCAAACCTTCTGGGGGTCTACCAAATACCGAAAGCGCGGCTCCTTCACCCCATTGGGTGCAGAGTCGTGTCCACTCTTCCTCTAAGCTATTGATATTATAATTATCGTCAAGCTTTTCTATGATATTGATATTGGGACCATACCTCTCTAAATAAAACGGAAGTTCGTGAGAAGGTATTTTCTTAGAAGGTTTAGTAAACTGATCGTTATCAATTTCGATCAAAATTCTAGGAACTTGGTACATGTTTTCTCCCTATAAAAAAGAGGGTCGGGGGAGCGACCAGGCTCCCCCTTCCCGTCAAGGTTTAAGCCACACTCCAGATAAGGCCATGGCAGTTCAGACGGTTAGCCGTCAAAGAACCACGCCAGGTCATACCCCAGTAGTACTCATACTTGTTGTACTGCCGCGGCGGCTTTCTCGCAACCATATCATTGCCTTCGATAGGACGGAGGGCCATGTGATTGGTATTGATGAAGTAGCAGCGACGTTTCCAGTCATAAGTAGCTGAGCTATCTTTCGTTGTGCATCCACCATCGAACGTCGGATCCCAAAGGATCGGAACACCCTGGAAGTAAAGGCCGGTGAAAGTTCCACCGTTCTTGACTTCAACAGACGGATCCATGTGCCATGGCATCTGAGCCTGCTGGGTCGGCTGAACAGCATAGCGCGACACTGCGGATTCAGAAGCTGCACGGAAGTGATCGATGAAGGTAGAACCAGCGATGATCAGATCAGGGCTACCGCCATTTTTCTGACATTCACGCCACATTTTCGTCATTTCATCGATAAGGGTCGCCTGGGTAACACCGGTGCCAGTAGCGCCGCCGTCGTTCAAGCCAGAACCGTCGTTCCAATGGTTGTTCCAGTAGTTGGAGCCAGAGTGTGCGGTTTTAGTAATACCGCCGACAGTGCTCGAAGTATCTTTGATATTGACGATGAAGTCAAGACCGTTGATAATACGACCACTCGAGCTCGAACCAGAACCGCCGGGATCGATAGTTCCGTCAAGGTGAAGCGAAAGATCGAGAATCTCTTCAAACCCAAGGCGCAGAGTTTCCATGCCTTCGTTGAAGATATTGGTGAGCTGGACGAGGCCAGCAGAAGAAGAATTCCGCGGTGCAGAATCCGTAACGATGATACCGTTACCGAGCAAGAAGTCTTCAGTGAAATAGAAACCATCGTGCGCCGAACACCACGGCCAGTACGCTTGGCGTACCGTATCGCGCGTGTTATAGGTGACAGTATCCGTAGTGTTTTTGGTAGTTGCATGTTCACCAAACCACTGGAAGTTGCTGTCATAGCCCGTTCGGATCTGCTCAACAATGTTCTCTTTACCACCGCCCCAAGGCTTCTTTTTAGAAGTCAGGGCTTTAAGCAGAGGACGTTCCTGAGCTACCTGATCGATAGGTTTGTTTTTCAGATAGTTCTGAAGAGCTACATAACCCAGCTGGGTAATATCATTACTGTTTAGGGCTGTATTCGTAGCCATTTTTGATATTCCTCAAAAGGTTGTTAGTAGTACCGAAACAGGTT